CGACGCTCTTCCGATCTGATAGTGATATAGATAGATTTACTATTGCCCTGAATACTTTCCCCTCTGGTGAAATTAACCTTGGTGCTTTCGATCGCCCCATGGCAGAGGTGTCTGTTAATGGATGGGCAGAGTTAGGACCATTATCTCTTAGTGATGACACATGACATTTGGAAAAGAATTAAATCTGTTTCCTGTCAGATTACGAGAGTATCGTAATCCAGATGCACATAATCATGAAAAGATTATTGAGCACTTTAAGACTCTCCCTGCTCAGCAATCTAACTTACCTGAAGGAGTACTTACAGGAGAACCCACACTACATTTCACAGATCATCCTGAGACCCAATTACTCATGGAATTTTTTGAGGATTGTTTGGGTGAATGGAGAGAAGTAAATCAACTCTACTGTGATAATCTAGATATTACTCTTGCGTGGTTTAATTATGCTCCTGCTCATAGTGGGTTTGGGCATCCTTTGCATAGACATCCCATGTCTTACCTCAGTGCTGTCTACTATCTGACTGATGGGGCACCAACTTACTTTGAAGATCCTTGCACCCCTAGGACTTCTGATACTCTAGATATCTTTACTCATAGAGATATGACAACTGACTGGGGTATCAATGAAAAGGTTGATGCGGAGCCAGGTAAATTAGTTATTTTCCCATCATGGTTGAAACATTATTCTGGAAGGCAGACCTATGACTATGATCGATGGTCAGTATCTTTCAATGCATTTCCTACTGGTGCTACCAACGTAGGACCTTGGGACTGTGCTCAGTTGAATGTGTCCTTGCAACATCCCAAGGTCCGTGGTAATATGGATGGGTAGAAACACATCCTATGCTCGACTTCAGCAAATTTGATTTCCCCCAGATCTTCGGTGTTGTTAAAGCAACCGATGGTATGAAGAGTAGGCAGCATCGCCCACTCCGTGCAGAGATCCAAGAGAAAGCAATGGCGAAATACAGTGGTGGTCAACTGACTTATGTTGGTGATACTGCTGTTGGTCAAGACTTTGTAAGTGATCAAAGCAAACGCTATGAGTCTAAAGGGCAGGATAACATCTTCTGCAAAACTAAACCATGGACCAAAGAAATTACTCTGAAAAATTTTCAGGGCAATAACATTGGTCTTCCTGATCAGACCTTCGACTACATGCTACTATGGGATACCAAGACCTTTACGGCAGGTATCTGTACATGGGAAGCATGTATGAAAAACACGAAGGTAGTTTCTGATTCTGTCAAATTCAAAGTCCACTTTGATGATATTACATTCATTTGCAAGAATGTAATGCCAGCAGATAAAGAAGACATTGGCAAACAACTTTCCACACTGATCGAATCTTTACTATGAAATACTTGAAAACACCTCTGCGATATCCTGGTGGTAAGTCTCGTGTGGCACCCATGCTGCTTGAGAAATTCCCTAGTGATATCAAAGAATTCCGAGAGCCGTTTCTCGGTGGCGCGTCTGTAGCACTTCTGTTTTCTCAGAAGTATCGTGAAATCCCTGTATGGGTTAATGATAAGTATGAGTATCTCTATGATTTCTGGGTCACCCTCCAAGACTTTGGTGACGAACTTTCTGATGTCCTCGTTGGCATCAAAGAAGACCACAGCACAGAAGACAAGGCTAAGGAGTTATTCCTCTCTGCTAAAGAAGAGATTTCCGAAGCAGATACTTTTCGCAAAGCTGTCCTTTTTTGGATTCTTAATAAGTGCAGCTATAGCGGGTTGACTGAAAACTCTTCCTTCTCTGCCTCTGCTTCAAATCAAAACTTCACCACTCGTGGTGCTAAGCACCTGAAGAATATCTCAGAGATCATCCAGCACTGGGAGATCACAAACCTGGACTACACTGAGGTTATGCATCCTGATAATGATGGTGCTTTCATTTTCTTGGACCCTCCATACAAGATTGGTAGTTATCTCTACGGCACTAACGCTGAGATGCATAGATCTTTTGATCATGATGATTTTATTGCTCAGTGTAAGAAGTGCCCTAACAAATGGTTGGTGACTTATAACAATGATATTGACCTGAAAGAGGGTTACGCAGGTTATAACCAAGAAGAGTTTCGTATCACCTATGGTATGAAGCATCGTGCAGACAACAAGCATAAGAAAGAATTGCTTGTTACTAACTACACCGAATCTACACCTCTGGAGGCACTGTTTTGAGTAAGGAATATGAAATCCCTCTCAAGGATTATCTCAACAGCATCAACCTGAAGCAGGGAGATCTGACTGAAGATGAGAGAGCGATGAAAAAGTATCCTGCTTTCATTATTAACAAGTGTCTGGCACAGCATATCGACACTCTGATGTATGCCAACGCTATGAATGGTGCTCAGCATCTTGATAACGATCTACAATATTCATTTTACCTACATAGTGTTAGGAAATCCAAAAGATTTTCTCCTTGGGATAAGAAGTCGAAAGACAGTGACCTTGACCTAGTGAAAAAATACTATGGTTACAACACTGAAAATGCTCAACAAGCAATGCGAATCTTGACTCGGGAGCAACTTGAGGTAATTAAGTCTAAATTGAATACTGGAGGAAAGCGATGACTGAGGAGATCTCTTGGTCACAAGATATGATGCTAGAGGTTACGCTTAAGGAGCCCGATGACTTCTTAAAGGTGAGAGAAACCCTCACTCGCATTGGTGTTGCATCTCGCAAAGAGCGTAAACTGTATCAGTCTTGTCACATTCTGCACAAGCGTGGTAAGTATTACATTGTGCATTTCAAAGAATTGTTTGCCCTAGACGGTAAACCCACAAACATTACTCAGAATGATGTGCAGAGACGTAATCGTATCTCTAAACTTCTATCTGACTGGGGTCTTGTAGAGATCACTCGTGCTGAAGAAGCAGAAGATCTTGCACCACTCAATCAGATCAAAGTGTTGTCATTCAAAGACAAAGGTGAGTGGACTCTTGAGTCCAAGTATAACATCGGGAAGAAGAAGACGGTTGCCGAAGTATAAATAACTGAGCCTTACTCTACACCCATGCTTGGAAAACCCAAAGCTAAGGTAGAAGAGAAAGACCATGATGAAGATAAAAGTGAAGTCCTTGGTAATTTGGTGAAAGTTGTTGTCCTTATATGGTCCGCTTCTCTTCTCACGTTTAGCTACGTTAGACTTCCCAACGGTCAGAAGATTCTTGACTTCGACCCTACCTTTATCGCGTCCGTGTTTTCTGGATCGCTAGCTGCCTTTGGACTGTCCCCTGCTAAAGCAGGTGGTAACGGCAATGGTGCTAAAGCAGCGGCAAAGAAAGAGCCTGAAGTTGTTTCTGCTGTGGAGCCAAGAAAAGATGCAAAAACTGATTAACGTCATTGCTTTGCTATCTGGTCTGACCAGTGCTGCCTTGATTGGTGGTGCTGGTTATGTCCTTATGAACAAGGATGCTATGATCGATCAAGCAAAGAGTGCTGCTGCTAAAGCAGCAACGGAAGCAGTGACTGCTGCTCTCCCTGGTATGTTGGATGCTGCAATGCCCGAGTTGCCTGAGGTTACTGGTCCTGCTATGCCAACTACAACTGGTCCTGCTCTACCAATGCCATGAAATTCTGGAAGTCCGATGTAACACCTACCGAGGAAACACCAATGGAAATGCCAACAAAGAAAAGATCGCCAATAAAGGTAGCGGCGTTGGCATTAGGTGCCCTGGTAGGTGTATCTCACATCGGACTTCTAGGTTATGTGCTTAGACCACAGGAATCTGTGCATCAACCTCCTACTATCAATATTCCCCACGGTCCATATTCATCCTACAGAATCAAAGCTGGTAAGGATGGATACGAGATTGAGTATCGTGCTGATGACCCTAAAGTTTTAGAGTCTGAAAAATCTTTACGCTTGCAGCAAGAGAAGAGAGGTCTATTTGGTGGGGGCACTACTAATCGTAATGAGTATCGTCGTGACCAATACACCAGAGAGGGTGCTAGAAACCTAGGGGGTGGCGCTGTAGACGCTGAGGGAAAGTCTGCGAAAGACGTAGAGTGCATCGTGGCGGACGCTGGAGCACGCACACAAGGTGCCATGGCGGGTAGTGCTATTGCTGCTGGTGCTATTGTCCCTGCTGTTGTCAACATTCCATACATCGGATGGTTGGCAGGTGGTTGGGCATTACTCCTAGGACAGAAAGCAGGAGAGTCCATTGGATCCGAAGTGGGGTCAATGCTTAACGATTGTTAATTAAAATTTGATGAGTTTTGTTAAATATAGTAACTGCTAATTAAAAGATATGGCACAAACTACATATAAGAAGCGGATCAGCAAAGGGCAAAAAGAGGAATTCTTTCTATACGTTGCATTCCACTCTGCCTTTACTGCGTTGATGAATCTTTTCAAAGATGATTGATGGAAATACCTGACATTACTTCTCCCAACATCAACATTAGGGAGATTGACATACCAGATACAATTAACACAACTTCACCTGCAATCCCTGTAGCACCACCAGTTGTGGTGAATATCGGTGTGCCTGTGGTGGACATTCCTGGATGCGTTGAGGCACATGAAAGCAACAACAAATCTAAAACTCTCGGAAGTGATGATCAAAGAGGGTTGGTTACGTACTGTGATTCTGGTGTCCCTAGTTTTAATCCCATTCAGTTTGAACCTAACCAGATAGTTCCTACAAGACCCTCTGGGGTAGATACTAGACAAAAAGATAAACCAAAACCTCCTGGACAAGTGGAATTGCCACCAGCAGCACCACCTGCTACTGCCAAGGTAGATTGTCCTACAGCAGCACAAGCAGCAAAGGAACCTGTCGGCACATACATTGAAGGGTTTAGAAAGAAGGTCACTGACTATCAGTTAGTTGGCAACCAGTGTATTCAGATTACAGAGAATGTGCCGCTACCAGAGCAGATTGTTGCTGGTCTTCCTGCTGCAGGGACAGTTGTAACTACTTCAAGTATTGCTGTCGTCGCTACAGCATCAGCACTCATGGCAAAACCGCTGGCAGACATCCTACTCAAGGTCATCAAACCAACGGTCAAGAAAGTTATGAAAAAGATTGCTAAGATCAGGGGGAAGTCTGTCCCTGTGTTGAGCGTAACGGAGCGCCGAGATCTTCAGCGCGAGAGGACACAGGCAATTCGGGCTTTGCGTTCTGTTTTGAAACCGAAG